CCGAATGCCCGGTCATATGCTGGGCTTCCTGTGGTAAGAATTCTCCGAGCGAGGGTCTTGTCGTTGTCGTCTGAGTCTGACAGAAGCTGCTCAACGTGTTCGCGAGTAACTTCACGGCTCTGGCCACCAACCTCAACAAAGCGGGCTTTATCGGCTGCTCTGCGGGCGTTGTCGGTCAGACGTGCGCGGAAGTCTTCATCTGAAGATGCTCCTGCACGAACCGCGTGGATGTCATAGATTTCTGGTCCATGGCTACGAACAAAGGCTGGGGCTTTAGGGGATCCGGTTTCGGTTGCACCGGCTACACCTGAAAGTTCGCGAAGCCTGTTGTTCCGCATTTCCAGTTCTTTAATTGCGTCCTGATGTTCGATGACCTCGTCGTTCCAAGAAAGCCATTGCTCACGGGCATCGCTGTCCATGGGGGTGTCTTTCCATTGTTCGTCGAGCTCGGCGATAGACTTGGTAAGCTCTGCTACCCGGTCACGCCGTTCATCTAGGTTTTTGATTTCCATTATTAGAAACTCCAAGTAGTTTGTTTAGTTCTCTTCGGGGGGAAGTGCCAGTTGGCGGATTCCCGAGAGCTGCTGGAGTGGCATTCAACCGGGTCTTTCGCTCTACTATCTATAATAGCTTCATTCGCCGGCTCTTCGGTAGGGGACTCGTCTTCCCGGACCTCTGTACCAGACTCATCTTCTACCTCGGCAACAGAGGCGTCGTGTTCTTCGCGCGAAAGTATGTCTGCCACTAAGCGCCTTACTAGAGCATCCTGCTCGTCCTCGTTCAGTCGAGCAAGCATCGAACGAACCCCAACGGAGGTTGCCTCATAGGCGGGGAAGACAACAGGGCCTAATTCAAACAACTCTACTTCTCTTATAATTCTTAGGTCTGGGTCTGAGCCCCGCTCGCCACTGGTGTTGGCCCAGTCTTCTCTAACAACACGGAACCGGAAAGACATACCATCGATTGCTCCACCTTCGATTGCCTGGCGGATAGGTTCTACAACCGGGTTATCGAATAGGCGGGCAGAAACCCAGAGCCCTTTGGCGTCTTCGCGGATCTCTTGAATAGAGCCAATGGGAACTGAGCCAGTGCGAAGGTCGTGGCCATGATCAAACTGGAGTACAGGCATACGAGCGTTGATGGTGCGCTTGAATGCCCCTGGAGCAATCTCTTCGTTGAAGGAACCTTCCCAGGAGTCGATCTCTGTTCTCTCGTTGAATACCGCGGCGTAACCCTCAAGGGTTCTTCCGTCGCTCACGGATTCCGGGGTAAACCTAGCTGCCCTATAGCAAATCCTTGGCGGCTTTTTCGCTTCTACTTGCGGCATTATAAATCCTCCTAGTCAGATTCTACGCTATCAGCGTTATCTGCAGGCGGTTCCTTTACCGCCGACTGCGGTGTCTCTGTTAGCGGTGGTTGAAGCTGTACAGACAACAGGCCGCTGTGCACCAGTCTCGACCAGTCGCTGTTGCTTACAGCGTCTAACGCCGACTGGGCAGTGAACCCATCCCTAACCAGCGCCACTATTGTTGCTGCTTCGCGCCCTTGGATCTCGGATGCATCAGATGCGTCCATCGCCAAGAAGGGTATATCCTTCGTGGAAAACCAAAGCTTCACGCTATCGTCGCGTCTGCCCTGCACAGTAGGCTTATCCAACAATACCTCTAGGCTAGATGCAACGTTCGACCATAAGTGCTGCATAGTGCCATCGCTGAATCTGCGACGAGCGGAGGTAAAGTTTCCCGCGTTCAGTGCTGATCCCTGGAGGCCTTCTGAAAATCCAACCCACGACGGCGGAACTCCCGCAGCCGCAGCCATACGGCTTTCAGCTTTACCTTGAGTAACCGCAAACTCAAGCTCCTTAAAATCTTTACCAATAGGCTTAGCATCAGCCCCGCCTCCCAAATAGAGGGTCTTATACGCGTTAAGCGAACCTCGGTGCCGGTTTTCTATATCTTCGACAAACTCTTCGACCTGCTCCCGGCTCCAATGCTCCGGGTATGTTACAAGGAGATTTGGCGTGGCTGCATTTCTTAGAAAAGCTCTCTTGTGGTCCGTCTGCAAATTGTCACCCAAAATATCCTTAAGGGCAGGCGTCAGCCAGGACATCCCAACAAAGATGCCTTCCGGATCTGGGATGGGTGCGTAGTGCGCAATCTCCTCCGGGCCAAAGAAAGTAGCCTGGTCTTGTATGTTGGGGCCCTTTGGGCTGTACATATACCCAAGGAGCTCTACGTCAGGGGCTTCTGCGGGGGACTCGGCCAGGGTCCGCGAACCCATAACGATAGTCACGTGATCCGGCTTCAATCGAATAAGCCGGTCGGAATTGCGTGTGCGTAGTCGCCTGTAGTAGGCATTTCCATAACCGGTAACATCCATCTCCATGCGGGCAAGTAGATCGGCGGTTGTTCCGCCAGGCCAAGGGCGCTCTAGCACAGAGAGTTCCTGTGTTCCGAATAGCTCACCCCGGGTTCCGCTGGAAAGCCTAGTCCATTGAAATTGTATCTGACTGAATACCTGGAGACGGGCCTGCATCAGCGCGTATACAGGAGAAGAAGATTTAATAAGGGCCTGTAGGCCGTTAGATATAGACTCTTCCTCAAGATTTGTCATAGTGGTCTTAAGGTAGGGTGCATAAGGACCGAACGGGTCTAGTATGTCGGCCAAGAGATTCTGATCGCTGCTGCGGGTGCCGGTTTTTCTCTTACCGCCCCTGAGCCAAGACATCAACCCCATATTTAAGCTCCTACAATCGCGAAGGGCGCGGTCGGCTCAAACCGGCTGAGCGCCAATGTGACGGCCATCAGAGGGGTAGCATCCGTACTAGAGGACACTCGGCTCCAAACAAACCTATCTCCGACCTGCTTTACGACAACACCGGCGACCGACTCGTCTAATTGCTGGCTCGGATATACACTAATCTTACCGTCTGCAACATGGTCATAGAGACGCGCGCATGCTGCAACTACCTGCGGCGCAGTCAATCTAATGGTCCTAACCCCTTGCCGGTCTAGCTCATCGGCGATCGACACAGCGGGGCCACCTCCATCTACCACGACACGTCCTTTATATTTACCATAAAGATACTTCATCCTTTCCACAACCCACCCGATGCCCGGCCGGTGGTCTACGAGGGATATTCTGCTATTAGCGTGATTTCCTATAGCGGCTGCATCTGGTTTACCGTCTATGCCGCGGATTGCGTCTATGCCCCATGTTATGTTGCCGGCAGGCCTGGAAGCTGGATCCTGTACCGCTTCCCACAGATTCTGCGGTATGGCCCGGTTGCTAGCCTTAGTGGGTTGGTTACATATGGCGCGGCGGAACTCCCCATCAGACATTGTCTGCCGAAGGTGCCTAACCTCTTCAACGCCGATGGTGTAACCTAAGGCGGGCATGTAGCGCCACCAGACCTCTTCGTCGTCTATATCCTCGTCCTCTGGCACAGACCATTCGAAGTAGGCGATGCCACTGCCTTTATCCTCTTCGGCCGCAAGGCGCCCCAAACGGACCTTTCTATTAAGGAACACGGACTCGTCTGTGCCTTGCGTAGAGTGTCCTAGGATTTGCGCCTGGGGTCGAGTAATCATCGCTGGAAGAACGGCCTGCTCACGGCGATCGTCTATATCAGCGAACACCTCATCGAACACCGGCTGGTCAATTACCTTGCCGTGTCCAGATCTTTTGTTGGACCCGAGGATGTCTATACGGCTGCCATTGTAGAAATCTAAGCCTTCATTACCCTGGGCGTAGCGAACCCGAGTTAGGAACTTGGCCAACTTGGAATCTTGAAGGAGGGGAAGCTCGTCATCCAAGAGTTTCTTGCGGGCATCGAATCCTGTTTGGGCCGTGTAGAGGACTCGCTGCCTGCCACCCCATACAGGGGATATACACCTGTGTAGTTGGTACGGAAAAGAGAATGTAGTTTTCCCACTCTGCCGCATGACAGTTATCCACACCTCGCGGTAATAGAGCCGACCCTCGTCATCTATTTCCAGCGCCACGTCGGCAGCAAGCTGTTGCCAGGGCATGTAGGGGACACCAAGCTCCTTGGCTATCTTTGCTACTTCGCCGCCGTAAGTTCTACGCTCTGGCCGGCGGCTTGTGGCCCACCTGGGCTTAGCCTGTGATTTGCGCGAAGTAGTCATCTAGCGACTCAGACTTATTTGCGCGTTTATCCCGCAGTTCGCGAAGGATGGTGCTATACACATGCCAGAATTGGCTGTTGGTGTTTTGCTTATCCAACACACCCGCCATGGATCTAAGGGTTTCAACAAGAGCCTCGTCGCCTTCCGTGATGGTGCCTTCGTCTGTCAGAGTCTTTATTGTCTGCTCTACTGCTAGGGCGTTCGGCCCAGGTTCTTGGTCTGTGTCCATGCTCACCATTCTAATGCCGGTGGGTATTTCGGGGCGTTGGTCATCTTGGCTCCCTCAGCACCACCTCGGGCGGCATTGCACGGTGCGCACGACGCCCTAAGGTTACCCGGCTCGAAGAACTCTCCGCCATCGGCTGGTCGGACGATGTGATCCACCTGTTGGGCTTTCCCGTTGCAGGTCTTGCCGCGTAACTGACAGGTGTACCCATCTCTTGCGAACACCTCCTCTCTAAGTGTTCTCCAGAGGGTTGTGTGATACCGTTTATCCTTCGCCATGGCGTCACCTTACGTCAC